GGCAAGAGTAAAGGCGTTCGGTTAGTAGCCGAACCCATAATCGCGCGAGAGGCTTTCCTACGAGATACGATAGCACAAGTTCCTGGATTACTATAGGCAGCCTATCCGTTGCAGCAGACAGATCAAAGCTGTAAACCCGGGTGATACCTTTCCTCTTCATGTAATCCTGTAGTTTACCTATAGGAGCATGTTGATCGAAAGTACCATCTTGGGGAATACGCTTCAAGATCTTGTTAAAGATCTCTGTATGAATGGGATGGAACAGGACCTGAGTATAGTAGTCCAGTAGGGCCACTACACGCCACTTCCCGGGTTCCTCCAAGAAGGCTAATCTCCCAAGAAACCCAATCTTCTGGTTCTTTCGAGGTTTAATAAGAGGATGATTGGCACCCGTTAGGGTATCAGTCAACTCCGTTATCCAACGTCGGTTCCATAGAATGAATTTCGAGTCGAGAACAGCCCTCATAGGAACAGACCACAACAACCACCGATCATTATCGGTCGAACGCACCCATTCCTGAAGCAGTGCGAATAGCTCAGGTCGAGTGACCCAAGCTAACGCATCCACAAACAGGTTCCCCACGGAGCACGAGGGACCTTTAGTGATCATGGAATATGTGCTGTTCGGACCACCCCTCAACAGTAACAACCACTTGGCTTTCCACATGGGAGCTCTCACTGAGAGAACTTTAGGTAGCCCACGAGAAAACGAAGTCAGCGCCCTATACCCGGTAACTGAATCAATCAATGACCAGAACCCTTCCAAGAAGGAGTCCCAGTCAGAGAGGAACTCAGCACTGAGTGTAGGGCCAGGCGCAATAATCGTAGAAATCGTCGGCGTACCCTTGAAGCTCAACACTCGATATATACTAAAGAGTGAAAGCCAAAAGCGTACAACCAAACCATGACCTTGATCAATGCGTCGTCGGTGCTGGATTGGGATGATGCGAGGAAGTCCGGTCCGCGTAATGCTTACGCAGTGACCAGACTTGATAGTTGCTACCAGTTTATCATTCCCACAATACTTCATAAGAAGTAGGGTGCAGGACTTATAATACTTGGCAGTACCCTTCAAGCCTTGACGTCGAACCAAACGCACTGTATGCCGCGTGAAAACAAAGCATGCTTTGACAAAACCTAGTGTAGATGAACCAACGATGATAGGAAGTGCACGAATGCACAGACCTACCAATCGCTTCGTGTCTTTCGACGCCGATTGCCAGATACTCCCTTCTCCTCGGGTTGTTACGCCGAAGATCCGGAAGAAAGAGTGCACTTTCTCACTTTGAAGAAAACTAACAGTTCTATTCATTGTTTGATTGTGCAAGCTTCCTCTGTGGGTATCCTTCCTTATCCCTTGCGGGTAGGTAGGCAGGCCTTGCAGGCCGTAGTTTTACTACTACAGGTTTCTACGAGCAGTATGACCCTTTCCAGAGACCCATCCCTTTCGGGAAATTTCCACAACTAGTGCCGGAGCGTTTTGTCGTGACGGGAGTAATTCGGGTGAACTACCCCCACTCTGACAGGTGTTCAACTCTCATAGTGCCTGATTGTTTCACGTAACATAGTTACGCTGTTGCTCCCTTAATAAGGGTCCGCAGTGTCATGAAGAATCAGTTAATGAATGGTGCTAGCTTAGACAGTAATCCCTCTCATCAACATGAGTGCGGAGTATGTTTCCTCTAGCCGAACCATTTCGTTTAAGCATTGTGAAGAGAAGGAATGATGGTGACATCAAACCCTCGGTCTTCGCCAACGCCAACAAGGCCCGGGTCCAAAGGAAGCAACGGAAACAGCAAAGTTGCCTTTGGGAACCGGTAAGCTGATGAACTAAGTGCTCGATGACACTTCAGTCTCAACTAACCAGATCTAACAGGTCTGAGTTAGATGCCTAGTCTCC